GTTTCGTCCCTTCAGGTGACGGCCAGGAAGGGAGCCTGATGGCTAACCTCGGAAACAGCAAGATTCAGATCGCGGGCCGTGGGCACGTCTACTACGCTGCCCCTGACACGGAGGCCCCGAACCTCGACGGCTACACCTTCGGTGACGGCACCACCCTGGAGGCGAACGGCTGGACCTGGCTGGGCGACACCTCCAGTGAGAACCTGATTGAGTTCGAGTCCGACGGTGGAGACACCTCCACGAAGCGGACCTGGGACCGTCAGGGCGTCCGCTCCACCCGCGAGGACGTCACCAACAAGGTCACCATCAACGCCGTCAACCTCGGCGAGGACGTCATGAAGGTGGCGTTCCCCGGCTCCACCTACGACGCCACCAAGCGCGCCTGGGACATTGAGCTGGACGCCTCCAGTGAGCGCGCCATCCTCGTTGTCGTCGAGGACGGACGCATCGTCTCCGGCTACCTGTTCCGCCGCGTCTCCCTGGCCGGTAACATGCCGTCCCTGTCTCTGGACAACTTCACTGAGGTCAAGATCGCTGGCACACTCCTGTCCCCCAACTCGGGGAAGACGCGCGTCCAGATGCTCGAGCCTCGCACCGTCACCGGTATCGGTACCGCGAAGCCGACCATCACTACCCTGAACCCCGCCTCCGGCGCGGTCGGCGCGAAGGTCGTCATCGCCGGAGCCAACTTCGATGGTGTCCGAGAGGTGAAGTTCGGCAACGTGGTCGCCACGTTCGAGAAGGACTCCTCCACCCAGATCACCACCTACGTGCCTCGCGGCGTGAATACGGGTGCGCAGAACGTGATCGTCACGAACAACGTTGCCGCCTCAGACGGCAAGCAGTTCACCGTCAACTGACGGCCGATATACTAGGGGCGCCGCCATATAGGGGTGTGTGGCGGCGCCCCTCCCAACACCCCGAACACCCCACTGGAAGGAATCTCTCGTGGCTACCAAGAAGGCCGACAAGCTCCCGCCGTTCTCCTCTCTCCCGGGGCATGAGCTGCTGGCCCCTCCGCATTCACTGCGGCCCTCTAAGCGGATGCGACTCACGTCCGTCCTGGAGCCGTTCATGGGCGACAACACGGATGACGTGAACCTCCTGGCTGTCCTCGCTGACGTCATGGAGGCCCTCGAGGATGGCGGCTTCATCAACGACCTGGACGCCTGGGACAAGTTCTATGACGACTCCAACATGGAGGACATCATCAACCTGGTTATGGCTTACGCGGGGGAAGCCGCAGGCGCCAAGAACTAGATGACTTTTTCGAGAGGCACCCGGACGCGGCGGCGGACTTCTGGGCCCTGTACCGGATTGACGTCCACGGTGATTACCGGGTGTCTCTCGTAAGTCAGCTTCTTGAGCGCCTACCACACGAGCCCTGGAGTCTGTATCGGGCGAACGAACTGGGCGGAGATCAGTGGTTCGGTTACTCGCATGACTCGGAGAGGTTGAATGAGGCGCTGGATAGGTTGGCGCTGCTGATTAAGGCGTCCGCCACCAATAAGGCGTCGCTGAAGGACTCGGAGATGATGCCGAGGCCCATGAAGGGTAATTCAGGGTCGGTGGTATCATCGAGTGACACGGCTGGGGTTTCTGCCCTGTTTGCTGCTCTGGGGTGAGGAAGGTTAGGGATGGCGGGTAAGGGAACAGTTGGTAAGCTTTCCGTTAAGGTCGTCCCTGACCTTTCCCAGTTTGCAAGTAAGCTCCGCAAGGATCTGAAGCGCATCCAGAAGCAGGTCAAGGACCTTGACCTCACCTTCAATGCGGAGGTGAAACTCGACAAGGAGTCCCTTAAGAAGGCCCGCGAGGAGGCCGCTAAGTCGGACGTTCGCTTCAAGGCTGAGGTGGACCTTAAGTCGGGCCAGCTGGAGGCTCTTCGGAAGAAGATTCAGCAGATCAAGTCCGAGGTGAAGGTTAACGCGAACCTCTCGGAGGAGCAGAAGAAGAAGCTTGAGGAGAGGCTCGACAACATTCGCACGGCGGTCACCCTGTCTGCGCGCCCCGGTGACCTTGCGAAGCTGAAGCGGGATGTTGAGCGAGCCGCCGGTGACGTCAAGGCTGGCCTGACGGCGAACGAGCGGTCGTTCCGTCAGTTCCAGGCCCGCCTGAACAAGCTCAAGGCCGATATCCCCGCCAAAGCCAAGCTTGATCCTGCCGCCGAGAAGGAACTCAAGGCGCGTATCGCGGCCATCAAGGCCGATGTTGATGTGCACGCGAAGCTCTCCGAGGAGCAGAAGAAGAAGATCAAGCACGAGCTGAACAAGCTCGATGGCAAGGCCACCATCAACGCCGACCTTGACGACGGTAAGGCCCGCTTCGACCTTAGGCGCCTCACCCACCCTCGGTGGGTGGACATTAACGTGCGCCTCGGTAAGGCGTCCATGGCGCGGGTGGCGGCCCAGCTGAAGGCTCTCGCGGGCGGTAACGTGTTCGAGTCGATCGGCAGGAACCTGAACGACTTCCTGAAGAACCTGGATACGGCCGCCGTGAAGATGGGTGCCGTGTCGACCTTGATTGGTAGTGCGATCTCGGTGGTCGGTTCCGGCCTGGGCGTGTTCTCGTCCTTGGCTGTGGGGATCGCTAAGTCCACCCCGGCGCTCTTGGCGCTACCCGGCATCTTCGGAGCGGCCGCCGCTGGCGCCGGTGTTCTGATCGCCGCCTTGAAGGATGCGAAGACTGTCCTCGAGGACCTTGGTCCCGCGTTCACGAACCTTCAGACTCAAATCTCGGGCGCCTACTGGGAGCAGGCTGCTCAGCCGATCCGCGACTTCGCCAACGTCGCCCTCCAGGAGCTGTCTCCGGCGCTCCAGTCGATTGCCTCCAACCTGGGGTCCATGACAGCCGCCATCGCTGGCGCGGCCACAGGGCACATTGCTGGGTTCCATGAGTCCCTCATGTACCTGTCTCAGGCTCTAGCGATCGGCTCCGCGGGGGCTAAGTCGTTCACGAACGGCATCCTCACCATGGGTGAGGTGGGGGCGAAGTTCCTGCCTAGCATCGCCCAGTGGGCCAACAACCTGGCGGCCTCGTTCGAGCAGTGGGCGTCTAAGGCTGCAGCGTCCGGGAAGATGGAGGAGTCCATTCGTGCGGCCGCGAAGGCGTTCGGAACCCTCAAAGACATCACGGTCGACCTTGGTGGGATCATCGGGGGCCTGTTCACCGCCATGGCGAAGGGGTCTGCCCCCATTGACTCCATTGCTGACGCACTGGATAAGGCGAACAAGGCTGTGAATGGCCCCCTGTTCCAGGCGACTCTCACGAACCTGTTCTCCTCCATGGGGCGGGCCGCTAGCTCGGCGTTCCAGGGGGTCGGTAAGCTCGGTGAGGCGTTCGTATCCCTCGAGCCGACCCTTGGCGTGGTGCTTCCCCTGATTGGTGAGACGCTCCGCACGGCACTCACTGGGCTCGCTACGGCTCTCGAGAATCCGGCGTTCCAGGATGGGCTGGCGAACTTCTTCAACAGCCTCCTCGTGGCTGTGCAGGCGCTCGCTCCCGCTATGCCTGCCCTGGGTGAGGCGTTCGGCGCTATCGCCACTGTCGCGGGCACTCTCCTTGAGGCTATCGCCCCCCTGGTGGCGCAGCTGGTGGAGGGGTTGGCTCCGATCTTCCAGCAGCTGGTGCCGATCCTCGTCCCGGTTATTGAGCAGCTGGGTGCTGCCCTACTCCCGGTGATCCAGGCGCTGGTGCCGGTGATCTCTGAGATCATCGCCCAGTTGGCTCCGATCATCTCTGAGTACCTGCCGCAGATTCTGCCGCCGATCGTTGCTTTGGTTCAGCAGTTGGCGTCCGCCCTGATCCCGGCGATCCAGTTGGTGGGGAAGGTCATGCAGTGGCTCATGCCTCTCGTGATGGCGTCATGGAATGGGATCATGGCTACGGTGACGGGCGCCATCCAGATCATCAAGGGTGTCCTCCAGACCGTGATGGCTGTCATCAAGGGTGACTGGTCTGGGGCCTGGAATGGAATCAAGACGATCGGTGAGGGTATCTGGAACCTCATCAAGGGGCAGTTCGGTATCTTCGGCAACAGCATCATGTCGATGTCCTCCGCGGCCTGGCACTCCGTGTGGAACACCATCAAGGGCGTGTGGAACTCGATCGCCTCCACGGTCTCCAGTGCCATCAGCTGGGTCCGCAGCCTCATCAGCAACGGCTGGTCGGCTGTCATGAGCATCACCTCCTCCATGTGGAGCGGCATCGTGAGTACCGTCTCCAGCTGGGTAAACAACATGCTGAACATTGTGCGCAACATCCCAAACAACATCAGGAACGTGTTCTCAAATGCTGGCTCGTGGCTGATTAGCGCCGGTAGGAACGTCATCCAGGGGTTCATCAATGGCATCAGCTCCATGTTCTCCTCGGTGAGGAACAAGCTGTCGTCCCTGACCTCGTACCTCCCCTCGTGGAAGGGGCCCGCCCCGGTTGACAAGGTGATCCTGAAGGATGCTGGTCAGCTGGTTATGCAGGGATTCATCAACGGACTCGAGTCTCAGTATGGGGCTGTGCGTAAGTCTCTCCAGGGGTTCACGGAGGACCTCCAGAAGGACGTGGCCCCGCATATTGCGGCTTCCGTGTCTACCTCGTTCGAGAAGACGAAGCCCTCCAAGGATCGTCTTAACGCGATCGCCAACTCCACCCTCCAGGGCGATCAGGGGCGGCGTCCGGGCGGCTCGGTGACGATCGTGAACAACTACCCGCAGGCGCAGCGCGACTCGAAGACCCGCGATGACGTGGCCGATGGCATCCGCCTCGCCGCGAGCATCTAGGATGGTGGCATGAGCAGTGAATACAGCCTGAACGGCGTCGACCTGGACCAGCCGGGGAAGTGGCGCGTCATGGAGGGGACCCTCCTCCCAGCGGTCCCTTCTCCGCGCCTGGAGTCCACGGACGTCCCGTTCCGTAGTGGCATCATTGACGGGGCGGGCCTGAAGGTCGGCACATTCAAGGTGACGGTGGCGTTCATGGTGGAGGGCGCGGACCGGGCGGGCCTGGACCGCAACTTCCAGGCCCTCATGGCTCGCCTGCGGGCCTCAAACAAGCTGGCCACCCTGCAACACCACCCGGCTGGCGTTAGCCCCAGGGAGGCGCTTGTGCGGCTCGTGAGCGTGTCCCAGCCGTCGTGGCGGTATGGGGAGTGGGTCATCGACACGACGGTCGTCTTTGAGGCCGTTGAGGGTGTCTGGCGTGACACCACGACCATCGAGACCCAGCTGGATGACCTGTCTCGACTCGCTGGGGGTGCGGCCCCGATCTCCGATGCCGTCCTGAAGCTCAAGCCGACCGCCAACACGGTCACCATCAAGGACGTAACCTCCGGCACCAGTCTCACCTGGCGGGGCACCATGGAGTCCGACCAGAGGCTACTTGTCGATGTCGGCAAGTACTCCGCCTGGAGGCAGGTGTCCGAGCGCTGGTATCCGCTCCAGGGGGCGTTTAATGCGTCCGCCGAGATCAGCATGTCTCCCGAGGGGCTCCAGCTCACCCCCAACCATGAGGGCAAGATCATCCTCCAGGTCACCGGGGCCACCGGGGCTATTCAGGCGAGGAGGGCCTACTGATGCGCCGCGAATACTTCCCCGGCATGCAGCTGCGCGCCGTCGCCTACGAGGTGCAGGGCGCGAAGATCGGGGTCGTGCCAGACATCCTGGAGATGACGGTCACCACCCCCAGAGGGAAGACCCCCACCCTGTCCATGACCTACGCGCCGGGACCGAACGCCATTCGCGGTAGCGTCCTCGAACGTGAGGTTGAGGTGGCTGTGGAGGCCACCTTCAATGGCGTGGACTGGGAGGAGCTCCCCGACGCCCGGTTCATCACCCAGAAGACTGAGCACAACCTTGTCTCCGACGGCACCGACTCCCGCAATGTGCAGGCCATCCACATCAGCGACTACCTGAAGGAAGCGCTTGTCTGGTCCGTCCCTGTCGAGTCGAAGGACAAGGACGGCAAGTTCAAGTTCCTGTCCCGCAACGCGGGGGTAATCATCAGCACAGTCTGGCAGAATGCCGTCAAGCGCGGCTGGGGCGCGGGCCTCACCCTGGACGCCAACACCGTAAAGGACTCCGCCAATCAGGACTGGGCGAAGATCGTCACCCTCTACTTCGACCCCACGATCAGCCTCCTCCAGATCGTAGACTCCCTCCGTGACCTCGGCATGATCGATACGGTGTGGCAGGGCCGCACCTTCAAGGTGTACAACGCGGACACCACCCAGGCTCGGGACCTGACAGCATCGAAGCGGTGGCCCCTCGCAACCACCCTCACTGGCGCACCCGAGGTAGCCACCTGGGCGGACATGTGCACCGACGTCCTTGTGAAGGGCGAGGCCGGGAGGACCTGGCTCATCCACAACGACCTGGCCCCCCGTGGCATGCGCCGCGTGGAGAAGGTCGTGGAGGCTGGCGGCGTGGAGCTCGAATCCACGGCCCGCATGGTCGCCGAGGCCACCCTCAAGTCCGGGGCGCACGTGAGCGAGGAGATTAAGCGTGAGTGGGCCGCCACCGATGTGCACCTCCTCCCGTGGGTTGACTACCGGCTCGGCGACTGGATCATGGTGGAGCGCGCCGAGGGCATGGAGCGCCTGCAGGTCGCCCAGATCAGCGTCACCCAGAAGGACGGCATGGTCGTCGGCCACACCACCTTCGGGACCGTCTTGGATAGCCTCCTGGGGCGTCTGACGAAGCGCACGAAGGGCATCGTGGGTCTCGCATCCACCTCGGGTAGTGGCGTGCGCCCCAGCCAGCCGACGAGTAAGTACTGGCCGCTACCCCCGCAGGGTCTCACTGGCTCCAGTCGCGCCATCACCAACTCGGAGGGGTGGGTGCGCGCTCTCGTTGACCTCCAGTGGGGGCGCGTCGAGACCGACACCCTCGGCAACGCTGTCGATGTCGTCTCCTATGAGGTCGCGTGGCAACTGTCCATGTTCGGGACGAGCATCGCCGGGTCCATGGTTGTGCGCGGCGCCGACACGACGAAGGCCACCGTTGGCCCCCTGCTCCCTGGGACGGAGTACCGGTTCTCGGTTCGTGCGCAGAGCGCTAACGCCACGGGCGCCTGGTCGCAGCCCCTCGTCCTGACTACGGAGACGGACAGGGAGCCGCCGCCAGTGCCGTCGAAGCCGGTCCTGTCACAGTCTCTGGGTGTCCTCCAGGTATGGTGGGACTACGCGGGCCAGAATGGGCAGAACATGCCTGCCGACTTCGCGGGCGTCGAGGTGTCAGTGCAGCACCCGGGCCGTCCTCCGGCGAAGTTCGCGGACATGATTACCCCCATGCAGCGCATCTCCATTGCGGGCTTGGAGATCAGGGACTACGAGGTGTGTCTGCGCGCCTACGACCGGGCTGGCAACAAGTCCGAGTGGGGCCCCAAGGCGACCATCACTCTCGAGCAGTCCATTGACACGAACGCGATCGTCCGATCGGTCGAAGAGAAGATCGCAGCTAGTGATGTTCTTCAGCGCGCCGCCCGCGCTGAGGCCCTGAAGGAGACTCAGAAGCTCTCCGAGGCTATGACGCAGGTTGCGGTATCCTTGGTGGAGACAGGCCCCTACCCGCCGGATAAGGGTGTTGTTGACAAGTCGCAGTGGGTGTCCCCGGATGCTCGCGTGTTCACGTTGAGGAAGAAGGGAGACTGATATGCCATATTGGGGGAACGTCTGGAAGGATGGCCCGGATGGGCGCACGCCCATTACGGCGGAGAAGCTCACGAAGATGGAGGATGGTATCACCTCTGCGCAGCTGGAGGCGGAGAGGGCGTCTGAGTCCGCGGGCGTGGCTCGCGGGGCACTCCAGAGCGTCAACAACTCCTACCTGTCTATCGTGGATGCGATTGTCCCCATTGGAGCGGTACTCCCCTTCTATGGGTCTCGGCCGCCGAAGAACTGGCTCTTGTGCTACGGGCAGGAGGTGAGCCGCACCGAGTATAAGGCGCTGTTTGACACGATCGGAACCGTCGCTGGTAGTGGTAATGGGTCCACCACGTTCAACATCCCCGACCTCAAGGGTAAGGTTATCTACGGCCAGGGGAGCACGGATGCGCTTGTCACTGGCTCGACCGTCGGCGAGACACACCACACGCTCACCGTGAACGAGATGCCGTCTCACGGGCACGAAATCGTGGACTCCAACAACCAGAACTCAAACTGGCGGGCCGGTAAAGCGAATACCGACATTGGTTGGAATGACGCCTCCGGTAATGGCTACACCTACGCCATGTCCACAGGCACAACAGTGGCTGATCGTCGCCCCTACGCGAAGAACGTGGGGGGTGGCCAGCCATTCCCCATCCGCCCCCGCGGTTCGGTCGCCTCCATGATTATCCGCGCGAAGTGAGGTGAACTGTGGCCGAGATTAAGGACGAGTACATCCAGTGGCCCGGTCCGGCCACATTCCCCGCAGAGACCACATTCCCCGCCTACGACAGGTCCGCCGACGGTAACACGACCGTCCACTCCCACAAGGGCTGGGAGTGGGTAGAGTCCGACAACCCGTTCCAGAAGGCTGCCGCCTCGCTCGCACAGTCCACGATCGAGGCGTCTATCCGCCGCATGCGCACCGTGTTCGGGAAGGTCTTCTACCAGAAGGGCAACTCCACAGACAAGCCCGACTTCCCCGGGGAAACCTATGGCGACACGGCTCGCATTCAGGACCCCTCCACACTCGATATCGTGGCGGAGTGGAAGTGGAACGGCTCCGACTGGGAACGCGCCCGCGTCTCCGGCGAGCAGATCAGCAACCTGGATGTAGGGCGACTGACTGCTGGCTCAGCGGCCATCAACGACCTCGCAGCTAGGCGTATCGCTGGTGATATCGGCAAGTTCCTCCAGCTCACCACAGACCAGCTTACTGTCACCGGTAATGCGTCATTCGTTGACCTCACGGCGAAGCACGTCTGGACGCGTATCATCAACGCCCGCAGTGGCGAGTTCGAGAAGATCAAGGCGGGGATGCTGGCCGCCAACTCGGTGACGGCAGACAATCTGCGCGCCGGGGCCATTGACGGCCAAGTCATCACGGGCGCATCCATCCAAACGGACCGCCAGAACAATCGTGGGTTGAAGATTGACAACAATGGGATGCGCGCCTACTCCTCCAGTGGGTGGAAGTCGCTTGATATTAACGCCCACACTGGTGAAATCTCCATCAGCGGCAGGATTGGGCGTCGAGACTCGTGGTCTGAGTGCTACTTCAACGACCTAGTATGGGCGCAGACTGGTACCGATGTCGCTCGGTCTGGGGCGAAGATTGGGTGTGGTCTGGCGTTCAACTCCCTGGAGGATGACTGGGATGATGGCGCACTCTTCATTCAGAAGGACGCCAATACTGGCGAGCCCTCGATCACTCTTCAGTCGGCCGCCAGGAGGGGCGCCGAAGCCAGGCCGTCCCTCATTCTGGGCACTCAGCAGGTGTCGATCACTGTTGGACCTAATGGCGACTGGGGGTCGCTGGCTATCAGTAAGTACGGCTTCACATCTAAAGTCAACTCTTCGTCACTTGACTTCAACGATTCTGGGATCGCATACCGGAAGACCAGTGACGGCGGCCATGCTTACTTCGGCTTGGGGCGGGACTGGGCAACCCTGACCACCCTGGGCAACAAGAACTCCGGTATGTGGGTGAACAATCACGCCACTATCTTGGCGTGGCGCAAGTATCCGCAGATTTGGTTAGACAACGACGGAATCCACATGAACCCCGAAAAGAAGTTCACGATGCGGGTTCCGAAGCTCACCAAGGAGCGCGGCGGCCTGTGGCTGTCCCACGCCTGTACCGAGTCTCCCTACGACGGTGTTGAGTACTGGGAGAATCTCACTCTCGACGGGCAGGGGAGGGCAAGGTGGGAGCTCCCCAACTACGTGCCGAGGATCGCCTCCCCGGTTGCGCCGTGGGTCGTATTCGCATCCGGTTCCGCCACTGCTGAGATCGACCGCAGTGACCCGGACCTGTGGGCTGTTACCGTAACGGGTGAGCCTGGGGCGCGCGTGGACGTCCTCGTCAAGGGTGCCCGCATGGTCAACACCGGTGAGGACGATGCTGACGGCGAGCCGATCATGAAGGACAACGCCCGTAAGACCAACTGGGAGCTAGGCCCGCCGGGAGGGGGCGAGAACACCGGAGGCGCCTCCGATGACATGACTCTGCCCGGCACGTATTATGGTCCTGCCACTAAACCAGAAGATTGGAGAGACACCGATGGGGCCGCAGAGTAGTCAGGTAGACGCACTCGCCGTGATTGACGCATTGACACTGGAGGTTGCTGCACTCACGAAGCGCGCGGTTATCGCCGAAGCGAGGGTGATTGACCTCGAGAACAAGATGAAGGAGAGTAAATGACGGTTCAGTCTGTGGCGGCGCGCATCGCCCGCCGAATCTGCGATCAGGAGAACGTCGGGTACAGCCAGCCCGACCGCCGCACCTGGTACGCCAACGCCGACTGGGAGGGGCACGTCTCCTCGCCCCAGAACGCGGACTGCTCCAGCCTCGTGTGCGGCGCGATCTGCTACGGCATCCACGACACCTACGGAGCCGCCTGGGGGCACGCCGCCCTGCCGGAGATCAATGACCATTGGACGGGCAATATGCGCCCCGGCCTGGAGGCCCGCGGCTTCAATGAGGTCCCATGGAACGACTCCGACCTAACCCCCGGCGGCGGGTTCCGTGTTGGTGACGTGATCCTCTCTGCCGCGAACGAGGGCGGCCGGGGCCACGTGGTCATCGCAGTCGAGGACGGCAGTGACCCCCTCGTATCCGAAGCCTGGATCGCTGAGGATGGGTCGATCGACGGCTACCTGGGCGACTCCACGGGGCAGGAGACGCGCACAGTCCGCTACTCCGGCCACCCCCACACCCAGTCCGGAGCGTGGACATCGTGCCACCGCTTCGATGAGGGGAAGTTCCTCAGCCAGTGGCCTGAGTTCCGTAAGGGGCAGGCCGCCCAGGCGAAGCCTGCGCCAGCGCCTACTGCCGCCCCTTCCGGTCCGGCGCACGCGCACGGTATCGACATCTCCAGCCACCAGTCTGGCCTGAACGTGGCTGCCCTGTGGGCTGACTTCGTGATCGTGAAAGCGACTGAAGACAATGACTATGTGAACCCGTACATGGGTTCGCAGGCCAACTCCACCCTCGGGGCCTCGAAGCGGCTCGGCTTCTACCACTTCGCTCGCCCTGGGGATGCTCAGGAGCAGGCCCGCTACTTCGTGGATGCTGTGCGCGGATATGTGGGTAAGGCCACTCTCTGGCTTGACTGGGAGGCGAACGCGGTCGATCAGGGGCCTGGCTGGGCGAAGACCTTCCTCGATGCCGTGAAGGGAATGACTGGCTCCACGCCCGGCATCTACATGAACGGGTCCGCCGTGAACGGCTACGACTGGTCGGCCGTGGCCCGCGAGTACCCCCTCTGGTACGCGGGCGGCCCTGACTACTCGGACTACGGGGCCTCCTACAGCGACCCAGCCGTCCCGAGCGTCTCCTACTGGGGTTCCCCACTGATTCACCAGTACACGGAGGACGGCCGCCTGCCTGGCTATAACGGCACCCTTGACCTGAACCGCCTGCGCGACCGGGCCACCTGGGACCGCATGATCGGCGGAGGTCAGGTCATCTCCGGCGCCCCAGCCCCCGTCGCTACGGCTGGGGCTCTCGAGGTGGATGGCGAGTATGGGCCTGCCACGGTGCAGCGCCTAATCGAGGTCTTCGCGCCCGGCTACAACGAGACCTACGCCGTCGCCAACCTGCGCCGCTACCTGAACAAGACGGTCCCTGAGCACTCCCAGAAGATGCTCACCGGCTCGGGGAAGCTGGCCGAGGATCGAGGCTGGGACTCCCATGTGGTGCGCGTCTTCCAGTACTGGGCGTGGTGCTGGGTGAAGCCCGTCGCCCCGGACATGTGGAACCGGTTCGCCGGTGGATGGTCGTTCGGGGACTATGTGGACGGTGAGCCTGGCGAGGCCACGTGGGCGGCCCTCCAGGAGGCGCTGAACCGGTCTCGCTCGGGGTCGTTCCGGCTTATGTGACCGCGTTTGACGCAGTGTAAACTAGGGGGTGGGGCGGAAGTCCTGCCCCCTAGTTGTTCCTGAAAGAGGTGAGTGCATGAGCATTTACGCTCGCGCCTCATTCTGGTCTGGCGTCTTCGACCGTGCCGTGAAGACCTTCGCCCAGTCCCTGCTTGCTACCTTCGTTGTGGGTGTCGGCATTCTCGACATTGACTGGAAGGGGGCGCTCGGTATCGCTGCGACCGCCGTCCTGGCCAGTGTCCTGACCTCCGTTGCTGACGCGAAGGAGACGGACAAGGCTATCGCCACTGCGGCTGTCGAGTACACTCCCCGCCACGCGAGCTGAGTGGCCAGTGCAGCCAGTAGATAGCGTCCTGCCGATAGGCCAGATACTCACGTCGCCTGATCTCATTGCGGCTACGGTCGCACTGCTGGCTGCGCTTGTGGCTCGACTCGCAAGTAGACTGAAGAGGCAGCAGGCGCAGAATGACGAGCGCCTGGAGCGAATGAGTGTTCATGTTGCTCGCGCCGCCGATGCTGCCGAATCCGCATCCGAGGGGGTGCACAACAACCACGCCACGAACCTGCGAGACGACCTAGATATGCGATTCGATGACCTGACCTCCAAGATGGATGCCCTCACTGAGGTGGTGGGGGCACTCAGGGATAGCGTGAGCGACCAGTCTCGCAGGCTCCAAGGCCTGGAGGGGCAGGTTGAGGGCGTCAGGAATGATGCGCGCACTGACAGAGCTCATCTTTACGATGAGGTATCTAACCTTCATGATCGGATTGATAGAGTGAAGGTTGTAACGAATCGGCGTCAGGAGAGTTCGTGAACCAGGGGTACGCACGCATCACAGGCAAGGTGGTCGGCCCTGAGGGCCTAGGCCGCATGGGGACAGTCACGTTTGACCCGCTCCCTCAGTACAAGGGCGTCGAGGTTGACGCCACGAGCGCCCTCATAGCCCACTACGCCGGGGGTCGACTCCGCCCCGACGGCATCCTCGTCAACCACGACGGCGACCCATTCCTGAACATCGCAGCCCCATCAACTCTGTCTGACGGGGAACAGAACTACCGGGTGTGCGTCAACATCCCCGGCGACACTGGCCTCACCCGCTGCATCAACGCCCGCATCATCGCCGGAACCGAGGTCGACCTCGTAGACATCTTCTCTGGTGTCGCCATTGAAGACCCGTCTGACAGGGATGGGCGGCGTGTGCGCGACATCGGAGACGGGACCCTGGAAGCAATCAACGCCCCTGACGTCATTGAGGTTGGGGATGGAGTACTCGCATGGAGGACGAATGGCTAACCTAACCTGGTATAGCACGGAGAAGGCCGACCGGACTTTCGCCACTAAGGCGGAGCTGGAGGCTCTGCGCAAGGCGTCTGAGGGACGTCAGGTGGATACTTCGACGCTGGCAACGAAGGAGGAGGTTACCCGTGGGGATGACGCGCTGTCGTCTCGCCTGAACGCCGTGAAGACCACGGCTGATGCCGCTCTCCCTAAGGCTGAGGCTGCCGCCACCTACGCCACCAAGGAGGAGGCGCTAGCGACTGAGCGGAAGCTCGGTGAGCGCATCGACTCCGCTACCACCTCTGCGGCGACGAAGGCCGAGCTCGCCAAGTACGCCACCGCTACCTCAGTTGCGGAGACGTACGCTACGAAGGAGTCCCTGGGATCCTACCTGAAGTCGGAGGATGCTGCATCCACCTACGCCACGAAGGCGGCCCTCGCCCAGGCCCAGCTCGGCGGGGGCGGGCAGGCTGCACCCGACCTGTCTGGGTTCGCCACGAAGGCGGAGATGCGGCAGGCTGACGACGCTCTGGGCGCGAAGATCGAGGGAGTGAAGTCCACCGCCACTGCGGCCCTGTCGAAGGATGAGGCATCCTCGACTTATGCCACGAAGAGCGCCCTCGATGCCGTGAAGGGCTCCATCCCCACGGTCCCGGACACCTCCCGCTTCGTCACCGGAGAGGCAGCGGATGGGAAGTACGCCAAGAAGACAGACCTCAGCCAGTACGTAACCGCCTCCACAGCGGACGGGAAGTACGCCACCCAGGCGACCCTCTCTGACTACCTCACCGCCGCCACCGCGGCCAGCACCTACTCGACGAAGGTTCAGGTCGCCGCCATGGGCGACAGCATCCGTAGCGCGCGCGCTATCGCCGACGCGGCTCTCCCGAAGGCGGAGGCCGCCTCTACCTACGCCACGAAGACTGAGCTCAGCCAGGCCCAGGGCGGCGGGAAGGTAGACCTGTCCGCCTACCTCACCAGGGATGATGCCTACGGCACCTTCGTGCAGCAGCAGAACCTTGAGCGCGCGCTGAGCCAGTATGCGACCCTGGAGGTTGCTAACGCGCTAACCCTTCGCGTAGACGCCCTGTCCAAGACCATCACCCCCTTCAAGCCCGGTGAGCGCTACTACTCCCCCGTCACCTACTTCTGGCCCGACTACTACGAGGACGGCAAGCCCGGCAAGACCTCCAAGTGGGCGCAGATTCTGAAGTTCGCAGGCTCCCTCGGTATCGTCATCCTGAACCGGAACAGCGGCAACTGGGACGAGTTCAACGTCGACTTTCAGAAGCAGGCCCAGCTTGCCCTGGCCGCCGGGGCGAAGCGGGCCGTGTTCTACGTCAAGACCCAGTACCTCGCGGCCACCCTCCCTGCGGGCGACCCGGGCCGCAACAACATCCCGGACGTCGACAAGTACACCGAGGCGTACATCCTCAGCCAGATCGAGAAGGCTAAGAACCAGTATGGGGATGTCTGCCAGGGCGTGTTCCTGGATGAGGCGATCAACGGGTGGGGCGCCCAGGCTGGCCGCATCCCCGCCTACAAGTCCCTCATCGACAAGATCAGGGCCAAGTACGGCAAGGAGTTCCTCATCGTCATCAACTCGGGGTCAAACATCTCCGAGGACATGTGCAAGCTCGACTTCGATGTCTGCATGATGTTCGAGAAGGACGCCTCAGCATTCCTAGTGGAGGACCCGGGCACCCCGATCCTCCCCGACCACATGAAGCAGTACCCCTCCACCCGCTGGTGGGCCGTCGTCCACGGCGTCACCTCCGAGAACTACCGGAGCGTGTTCGACAAGGCCGACAAGCTCGGCATCGCCCACCTGTACATCACGGACGGGCAGCTGCGCGAGGACCCGCAGCGCGGCGGCCAGTGGGCCCCAGTGGGTAACCCCTACGCCAACCCGCCGTCGCAGCACATCCTCGACCTCACGGTCCCGTGGCTGAAGGGCTATCTGCCGTTGAAGCTTGAGGTGGAGGAGCTGCGTACGCAGCCCAAGGTGCTTTCGCTCGGTAAGCGTGAGGCTGTCCCGGCCGGAACTCCGGCGGGTACGATCATCGTCAGGAAGGACGCATAGTGGCAGATACCATCTTCCCGGTTCTGGGGGCCTGGTGGCGCAGTAAGGGTAGCCGAATGGGGGATGGCGCTACCCTCCCCGCGGGCGCATCCGCCACCCCCTACGACAGTGCTGCAATGCCTGTCGGCTCCCGGAAGTTCACCTTCGAGATCGACTATCAGGACACCGCTGAGGCACGTATTGACCTGCGCGTGAACTGGTTCAACGACAACAAGGTTAAGATCAACGGCCCGTTCGACATCACTACCGTCACGCTCCCGCAGGGGCAGACGAAGGCGGTGGCGGAGGTTGAGCTCCCGGCTAGTGCGGCACCCCGGTGGCTGCCGTCGATCGGTGTTCCAGCTGGTTCCGGCGATGCGGCGATCTCTTCCTTGAAGATATACGAGACGCCCGTCAAGGTGCAGCCGGTGACCGTGTGGGACGGGGCTAGTGAGTCTGCGGCCACGATCACCGTGTGGGATGGGGCCCGCGAGGTGCCCGCAAGTATTGAGTTCCAGGCGTAAGGAGACGCATGTCAGAGGAGAAGCAGGGGCAGTGCCTGCCGTCGCAGGTGACCATCAACATTGGCGCCTCGGGGGTGAAGGTCAACGACGGCGCACCCCAGGTTGACACCTCCAAGTTGGCTACGAAGGAGGAGGTGGCCGGGAAGGCAACGAAGGCTGACGTCGATGCCGTCAACGTGAAGGTGGAGCAGGTTCGCACGGTCGCCGGTAAGGCCGCAGCGGATGCCGTGGAGGCCAAGGTGGTTGCAGGTAAGGCTCTCACTAAGGAGGGCGCCGACGCCGCCTATGCCACCAAGGCGCAGGTGGCTGCGATGGGTGACAGCATCCGCGGTACCCGGTCAGCTGCGGAGCAGACGAAGGCCGACGGCGAGGCTACCAAGGCGATCGCACAGCATGCCGAGGAGCTCACCCAGACACTGGCCAAGAATCTGGCCGTGTTCCCCCGCGTGCTGCGCCTCGACAAGGGCCAGGCCGTCCCAGCTGACACTCCGCTCGGCACGGTCATTGTGCGCTCGGAGCGCGCCATCTCCCACGCGGATGACCTGTTCCCGCCGATCGGGGAGTGGCCGAAGATCAGTGCCGCAGACACGGGTGACGGCGTGCGCCTAGACTTCCAGCACCCGGCCCTCGTTCCCGCCCTGGACCAACTTAAGCCCTCGGACGGGAAGTGGCTGCTGACGATGCGCTACTCCTTCCCCGGCGGGAACTTCGGCGAGGAGGAGACCCAGGTGAACCTGTGGACCGCCCGCCGCTATCAGGAGGAGGGACACCCGGCACAGGTCGATCAGGGCTCGAAGATCGCCGACCTGACCGTACGCAAGGGTGAGCACCTGGAGCTGTCCCTGGAGATCGAGCCCCGCAAGGTGGACGAGAAGATCGGTGACGTGTGGGGCGTCTGGATGGACGCCCCGATCCCGGTCCTGTACGTGCATGATCTAGTGATCCGCAAGGTTGTCTGAGGGCATAACAAGGCCCCCGCTTGTAATCGTCGTGATACAAGCGGGGGCCTTGTGTTATCTCACCAGAGGTGATGCAGCTTCCAGTTCCAGCCACTCAGGGCCTTGCCGAGTGTGGCATCCCAATACCAGCGCATACTCACCTCCTGTCTATGAGTAGAGTTCCCAGGATGAGGCGTTGCCGCCCTGGGCCTCGAAGGTGAGGATTGCGGGTCGAGTGGAGTCGCCGGACAGGTTCGTCCACCAGTCGGAGCCCCGGTCGGCGGAGGGGCAGGAGATGATCCAGCGGGCATCCCCGGCCTGGCTCACGGCGAAGTTGTGCCAGTGCCCGTGGACCAGGATTCTAGCGTCGTAGAGGCCACTCCTGCGCCCGAACGCAAGGTCCCTGAACCATGATGGCACCTTCGACTGCTGGCCCGCCAGGTGACCGTGAGTGAACCCAATACGGGTGCCGTCCGCAGCATCCACAGTGACGGCCTCCTCCCACTTCTCAGGGCGGTGGAAGGTGACGTGCTCGTAGCCTGGGCGCCCGGCAATGATGTCCTCAATGTTCTTGGAGATCATGATGCCGAAGTCGTCATCGGGGGCGTTGGCGCGGTTGTTCTTGCCGGGCCCGGTGCGGACTGCGCAGTGGTTGGATGGGACGGCAACGTAGTAGAGGGACGAACAGAGGGGGGCGAGGGCGTGTAGGGCCTCAGCGTAGAGGCGTTGCACGGTCCTGATCTGGTCGGTGAGCGACAGGTCGTTGGTCTGCGCCTGGCTGGCGACGTTCCAGAACCCCTCAGTGCTGTCCCCCACGTCGGCGAGGATGATGCGCTTATAGGGGTCGCGGAAACGGATGTCGTCCGCGATGTCCTTGATGGCACACCGCACGAGGCGGATAGTGTCCTCCGTGCCGCCACCACTGGCGCCCTTCCCGATCTGGAGGTCCGCGAGGCAGACTACGAGAGTGTCCTCGTCGTCCTTGACGATCGGAGCTGGCTTAGAGATGAGGGGCTCCCGGAAGACGGGCTCCAGGTCCTCGAATGAGAGCCTGCGCGCCTCGGCCATCTCGACGGCTCCGGGCTTCCAGGTGATCTTCTCGTATGAGCCGTCGGGGAGGCGGATCGTCTTGCCTCGTTGCACGATCGCGTCCACGGGCACGTCGTTGAAGAATGCGTCATGCCCCATGTCGGGGGCGCCTCGCCTCTTCAGTTTGGCGCGGTGGCGGCGGACGGATGCCTCGCTGGTGTTGAACTTCTCGGCGAGTTCCACGTTGGTGAGGCGCTGGTCCTCGGGTAGGAGGTCGTTCTCGATGATGGCTTCATCAAGGGGGGTCATTGGTGTCTTGTCTTTCTGTTCAGAGTATGGCAACGGCCCGGGGAGACATCTTGGTCAATCCCCGGGCCGTTCACCTATCCCACATCCAGCGGAGTCACTCACCGGAATGGTCATAGTCTAGCGCCCCAGTGAGTGCCTTGCAAGCGCTAACGGGGACGTATGCTGTCTTGTAACCTTGCCGCCTCCACTTCCATGCGAGGTAGCGGGCGAGGGGTTTCCAGGTGCAGCGTGCGTCAATGTATCGCCATGTCTTGGTCACTTCTGCCTCCTACAGGCTCCGCAGATGGCGGTCTCCGCTCCGACTTTCCAGCCGAGGGTGCGGGCTGTGGTCTTGATGGTTGATTCGACCGCCACCCACGGCTTGGTGCGCGGGTGCGCCTGCTCGATGCGGGTGATGCCACACTGGGCGCATTCGATGCGGGCGATCCACTGGGTGCCGTGAAGCTTGATGTCTACCATGTGTACCTTTCTAACTGGGCCATGCGCGCATCATCCATGCCTGAGCCTTGCTGATTTCCGTGTTTGTGGCCGCCCATTGCTCGTAGTGTTCGGCGTCTGGGCCGCCGTAGGTGGGGTGTGTGCTGGCTTCTACCTCGTCGAGGACGAGCCAGCAGTCCGGGCAGTACCGGAGGGACCAGTGGTAGGTTCCATCCTTCCAAACGTCCCTCCGGTACATGAGCCCTTGCCTGATTGTGGTGAAGCAGGCGTCGCAGATGACCTGCCCCCTAGAGTGGGGGTGGGTTGTCTTGCGTTTGAGGTGCACGTCAGAATGGCGCGCCAGCCTGTGCCCAGGGGTCGCCCTGCTGGCCGCCCTTGGGGGCGTTGAAGGATGCCTGCTGCTGGCCGCCCTTGCGAGGGATGACGCCACGGAAGCGGGGGAACTTCACTTCCAGGCTGGTGCGTCGCTGACCGTCGTTGCCGTCCCATCCGCGCTGGATGAGGAGGCCGGTCACGGTTACCTTGTCGCCCTTCTTGAGGGTGTCGGCGAGGTGGCCGTGCTGCTCCCCCCAGAACGAGGCGGTGACCCACAGGGGGTCTCCGTCGTCCTCCCAACTGCCGTCCTGGGTCTTGCGGGATGCGGTAGCGGCGATTCGGAGCTCGGTGATCTGCTGTCCGGACTGCGTGTACTTGACCTCAGGGTCCTGGCCGAGGTTACCTTCGACGGTGATGTCACATGCCATGCTTAGTTTGCCTTTCGGATTGGGGAGAAGAGCTTCTTGATGTCGTGCTCTTGGACGTAGATGGTGGGGTCTCCGACGAATCGGAAGGTGGGTGTCTTGCTCTTCTGGATGTGTCGGTCGAGCGTTCGGCGGGTGATGCCGAGCATGTGGGCCGCCTCATTCTTACTGAGGTAGCCGGGGATGGTTTTCATTGGCGTCCTTTCAGGAGGTTGGCGAGGTCTCCGAGTGTCATTGTAGCCCATTGCTGGCCAGGCTTGGCAACTCCGTGACGCTTGTGGACAACGATGCCGACGAGGGCGCCCGCGTTCTCAGCCTCAACCCGGGCTTCTCGAGCCCACTTCGGCAGGTCCATGCGTGCCACGTCCTTGCATTCGATGACGATCTTGTGGTCGCCCATGCGGACGTTGGCGATGTCACCCTTGTCTTTGGCTCCAGCCTTGGGGGCGCGGTCGATCCTGTCGTCATCCAACTCCTCGGCGAGGTAGTCGGCGACAACTCTCTCGAACCGCGCCCCGGCGGCCTTGGCGCTCTTACGAGTCCTCGCCACGATCAGGCTCCGTGCGGATGGCGTCATAGTAGGCGTCGGCCCACGCTTCGGAAACCTTGTGCGTCAGGCGTAACTCCAACTCCAGAAGGCTGCACTGGTTGGCTGCGTGCACGTAGGCTCCGATAGCAATGAGCGCCACCACAATGGCAACGGCGAGCAGGATCGTCATGACTCCCCCTTGGGCATATAGATGATGAAATATGGGGCCCATGTGTCGTCGAGGGCGAGGGAGTCGCTCTGGGCGGTACTCCACCATACGTTGCGGTCGTCCCTCCGCCAAACGTCGCCGTCTTTATCGATGACGAGGGTGCCCTCCGTGAGGTCTAGGCCATTTCCCTTATATGGGCGCGCCCGAGACGCCTCACACTCTTCGAGGAGGGCGTTATAGCGCCCCTCCCATGCGTTCTTCTCGCGGGCCTCGACCTCGAGGTTGAGGGCGTGGCTGACGAGAGCGAGAATGTCGTCTCGCAAGCCTGTGCGGGCTCCGGTGTGGCCATACAGTGACAGCCGCTCGATGACCTCCTCGATGTCATCCGTATCACTCATCAGCATTTCCTTCCTGGTAACGCAACAGCCAAGCGAGGGCGAGCCCGCCCACCTGAACAACCTCCGAGATGAGGTTGGCGTTGTGTCCCGTGTCCTTGGAGTTGTCGTAGGTGAGGGCGGCACACACCTCCCCCACCTCCTCCGCCAAGGCATAGAAGCGGTTCTCGTTCGTCGGGCCGTCGCAGTCGAGCGTCATGCCCGGGTGCTTCTTCGCCGCACGCTCATACTCGGCGAGAAACTCCACCACAGGGTCTGTCACGCCGAGGAAGTGCAGCAGGAGTGCCGCATCCTCAACCATGCGCGAGAGCTCAAACTCAAGCTCCCCATAGAGGTACTCACTCCCATGAATGTATGACTCATCGTCAGCCTGGTCCATGGAGAGGGAGATGCGCCCCAACTGGCGGTGCCAGCGACCAACAGTCTCGAACGGCCCCTGCTCTTCGTTGATGAAGGGTGCGACAAGCTTGTGCGCCAGCGCCTTCATGTTGTTCATTCTGTGTCCTTTCTTGGATCGGCGAACACGACTGTTCGTGTGCCGTCATTGTTTAGCTTGTAGGTGTTGCCGTCCCAGTACTTGGCTGGGATGCTCTCTGGGTTGTCTACGAACTGCGGTACGTTGAAGCCCTCCTTACGGGCCTCCGACCTATTCTGCTCGATGTGCCCGTGACACCCCCTAACCCCGTCCCCACACAGGAGGACGAGGTTACTGGGGCTGTTCGTGTTCAGCTGGCGCGTGCCACCCATGCCTCGGGCCCTCCGGTGCTGTATGCTCATGGGGCCGTTACCGGCATGCCTGCCGCAGCGGGCACACCGGTAACCATCCCTCTCGTACACGAGCTCCCTTGTTTCCTGGGAGGGGCCTGTTTTCCTGGGAGCCCCCTTTCTACGCATCCCCGCCCTCAATCTCGAGGAGGCTGATGTCTCCCGTGGAGATGAGGTCCCTAATGGCTTCCTCCTGGGGTGTGGAGATGCGCACTGAGATGCGCGGGTCACCCTGAACGACCTCTACCCCGTCGGGGACCTCTCCGGTCTGCTTGATGAACCCATCCAGGGCTGCGGTAGCCACGAACCAGGGGGCGGGCACCTTGTGTACGGCGTCGGGCTTGTTCCACTCGAGCCAGGCCACGAGGGCCTTCTCGTCAACCACCTGGTATCGGGGCTGTGGTGCGCTGACGCTTACCGTGCCGACCTGGAGGCCGTCGATCATGGGCTTGGATGTGTCGCCCGGCGCCATGTACTCCTCAAGTTCCTTGAGGGCCTTCTTCTTCTCCTGGGAGGCCACCTTGGCGATGTGCGCCGCGATGGCCGCCCTGCGGAGTGCGTTCTCTTTGCTCACTGGACCTTTCCTGCCCCGTAGTTCTGTGCCAGCCACGCCCTGAGCATGTCTGGGTTGGCCTTGCCGCCTGCTGCGAAGTACTCCTCGCGAACCTTGTCGCCGTCCAGCTGGTGGGTGGCGCAGAATCCGTCGAGGATGGTTCCGCACTGTTCGGCGGCTGTTCTCTTGGGAACCCCCTGTTCCGCTGGGAGGGGGGTATTCTGCTGGGAGCCCCCTGTCTGCTGGGAGGCCCCTGTTCCGTTGGTAACCCCCCTCTCGTAGGACTCGCTGTCCGGGTCGGGCTCGTCCGTGGGGATGGTGAGGGCTTGAAGGAGGAACGTCCGGTAGGCCACGGACATAGCCTTAGCAATGGCCTTGTCACCAAAGTCCATTGCCTCGGCCGCAACCTTCCCGTGGATGCTGTCCCCAGCTGGGCCGTAGACCCGGTAGGTGACCTTGACGACCACCTCGGCGGTCTGCTTCCCGCTTGCTGTGGCCCCATTGCTTCGGTGCACCTCAACATCCTCCGGGAGGATGGTCACTCCGTGCTTGCGTAGTGCCGGCCCTACCGCGTTCATTACCGCGTCGATGCCGCGGAAGTTGAATCGCTGTGCCTGGTTCTTGCTGTCCTTTTTGACTGCCTGAACGTCCCCCATGACCTTGCTTAGTGCCTGGTGGACGGTGAGCTGTTCTGCCATCTGTGTTCCTCTCTTGGGGGGCCCCTATTCTCTTGGGGGGCCCCTATCCTGCTGGGAGGCCCCTATCCGGGAACCTACTTCGTGGAAGCCACCAAAGCACCCACGGCCATGATTGCGTGCCCCATCGTCGCAACCTCATGCGTAACACCACCCGCGGTCACCGAGATCATGCCACCAATGGGGACGATGGTGATGGTCTCAGCTTCTGCCGTGGTGATGCTGTACACGTCCCCGACGCGCCGCACACGCAGGCGCCTGTCGAATGCCGTTACTCGCCCCTTAACGGAGTCATGGAAGTTGTGGGCGTTCGCCTCAGCGAGCGTGTCCGCGATGACGACCTCATCGCATTCGACGTACCCCCAGAACCGATCGGACTGGCCGGGCTTGCGCACTGTCCACCAGTCCTCAGTGAGCTCGGCCGCGGTAGCGCCAAGCACCACCGTGTACCCCACGGGAGTAGGTGCTACGTGCATTCGGGCGTGCGGCCACATACGGGCCAGCTGGTGGGCTACGTCCGTGGCGTCGATGTGCGTGGTCATGGTGAGTGTTCCTTCCGTGTGTGGGGTTAGTGCTGCCAGATGTATCGGGCAGGGTTGAATGGCTCGAGCACGTACAGCCATGCCGATAGGCGCTTGAGCTCGGTGCCGAGTAGGCGAGTGTCGCCGTCGTCCAGGTGCCACCACGGGCCACGCTTAACCCATGCTTGGTTGAGGTCATCGTAGACCGTGGCGCCGTCGGGCATGCGCCGCATGTCAGCGTGCGTGATGAGTCGGTGCTCTAGCGGCGCGTTAGCTGGCACGGTTCTCCTCCGCCTTGATGGCCCGCTCGAGGTAGGTGGCGGCCTTGCGTAAGTCCTCGAGACGCTTGCTCGCGTCTCCCTTGCGCCCGAATCTGGTGAGGTACTTCCCCACATTCCAGAGATGCGGATTGTCGGGGAACAGGGCGTCAAGCAAGTCCCAGGACTGCAGGTCCTTCGTGTTCTCCGGCGCCCCGTTAGCGACCAGCGCCTCACCTACCCAAACGTAGTGGGGCGGGCCGAGCACTTGGACGGCACTAGCCGGGATGTGACCAAGGTCGACGGCGCTATTGTCTCCGTAGGCCAGGACGGTGACGCCGCGAGACTTGAGTGTCTTGATGGTTGCCTCCGTCTCGGGGGTGTTGGGCCAACCGATGAGTCGCACCACGGCATTCGATCCACTAAACGGGGTTCCGAAAGTTACGGCACGCGTGCCGTCCCAGTGAATCGTGAGCGAGCAATCATGTTCAAACACAAACCAAGCAGGGAGAGATGAACTGACCGTGGCGTGCGCATTGTCGGCAAGCCGGTAGTCCAGCCCCTCGGTCACGTCCGCGCCCGTGAGGTCTGCGCCGTCCTGTAGGTAGATGCTGTCTGAGATTGTTGCACCATCGGCGATGGCGCACTCTAAGTCCGGGATGCTACTGACTGAGTAATTCATTGCGAACTCCTTTCTAGGCCCCACAACTTGCGGGTCACCTATGGGCCACCTAGACCAAATCGGATCACAGCAAACCTCTGATGGTAGAAATCAGTAGGGCGGTCTAGGTGACTCATAGGTGGGCAGACTGTATCGACTACGCGAGGCGGGTGCCGTGCGTGCGGTGCCTGCCACCTATGGCCTTAATCTCTGTGCAGTTCTCAAACAACGTGCGCAAGCGTTATTCAACGGCGGGCCGTGTTTCTGCTGCGCGATTCCTCTAGGTGAGGTGGGATGGCCGCAATCACTGTGCGACCAAACCATCCAGCCTAGCTGGCGCTAAGCCCGTTTATGGCGAGCCTAGACACGGAAGCGAATCCGGTGGGTGTAGCGCTCACTTCTCCTCAACATTGCTCATCTCGGACAGCATGCCCTTAATGTAGGGGGCAGCGTCGCTGACGGACAGGTCGCCATGCACCCACTCCTCCTGCTCATCTTCGTCCACACTGTAGATATCGACGAAAACTAGGGGCGACTCGTCCCACGAGAACTCCGCGGTGACGTAGGCGTGCCGCGACCCGCCAGCCAGGACGATGATGTACTGATTCGTGTTCGGGGAGGTTGTGGTGTCGAAATCAATGGATTCCGCATCAAGCATGAACTCAAGGTCTTCGATCGCTTCCTCAAGCCTGTCGGCCAAGAGATCCTCGTTGGTTGCCATGGTTGCACTCCTGTGGTTGTGGGTTAGTGTCGTGCCCGGCGGGGGAATCGAACCCCCGCTACAACCATTCGGGCTACCTGATATCAGGCGATCGTGTACAGGACGGCGGCCGCAACATCACTGTGCGTCCAGTGCACCGTGTCCTCGGCGGTCTCTACGTTGATGACGCGGACGGGGGACTCTTCGTCCCAGTCCTCAACCATGGCGGCCTTCTCAGTGGCGAGAGACTCGACGGCGGTGAATCGGGCGCCGTGAATGAATGTCGCATCGCCGTTGAAGAACTCGACGATGCTCTCCCAGTGGTCCGCCTCGAGGTCACTGGCCAGGCAGAGTGTCTGCCACGCCTCGAGCGGGTCACCGTAGGCCAGTTCGGCTGAAGCGATCACGACGTCAAGGTCCGTCATGACGACGGTCTCACGCAGCAAGTCATGCTCCGTGACAGCGAACCGGTCCACCTCATTGACTCCTGCGGAGATAGTCAGGTCAACGCCCCCTCCGGAGAGACGCATCTCAACCTCGTCGCCGAAGCGGCTGACCTCAAAATCTCCCATGTATCCGGCACCCCATGCGCGGCGGGCCAGCGGAAAGGCCAGGAGAGCGGCCGCCTTGTCCGCATCGCTGGTGATGGCAACCGTCTCAGTGCCGTCCAGGATGGTGCCTGCGGGGCGGTAACCATCCTCGGCGATCTCGAGGTGGATGTTGCCGACGCTGACGCCCTCAGTGGTCTCGCGGTAGGTGATGCCCCACTCGGTCAGGTTGGCGGTGACGTCGGTGATGTAGTCGTTGGTGCTCATTGCTGTGATCCTTTCTGTTGGAGCGGTTCGCTCCGTGCTGATGGCTCAACCATACACCCCCCGAGACGCAGTGAGTCAAGCCGGAACGTGCACCAATTTGCGTGACCTACGTCATCGAACGCACGTTCGACGTCGCGCCCCAATCTCGCCGCGTGCACGCGCACACGCACACACGCGCACGCACACACGCGCGTACGCACGCGCCCCCGCACACGAGAGGCCACAGGGGCCAATCTGGGCGCCCTTCAGGGCCCCACCCATATGCGGGCGCCATCCACACCCCCAAATCACCCAGAGAGGCCCACAGCGCCACCTACGGGCAGGCAAAGCGAAACCCCGGCCCGCCGAAGCGGAACCGGGGGCACTAGGAGGGAGGATCACTCACCTCGAGCCGAAGCGACTCACCCGACGCCGAGTGGCGCGACGCTCGACCCACACAGCCAACGTGAGCCCACCCAAAGTCGCCACAGCGGCCACCACAAGAATCTCACGGTCATAGTTGTCCTTGACACCAGAATCCACAGGACCCACAACCTTGTCACGACTAGGAGAGGATGGCTTATCCACAACGTCATTCACAGCCGCGTTCGGCGAAGCCGAATGCACAACCCCCGTAGAGCCACTACTGCGTGCGCCGTGGAGTCCTGCCTGGTTCTGGTGGCCGCTAACCGCGCTACGGTCGCACTGGTCACTGAGTGCCTTAGCGACGGCCGGCCCGGGGATGTAGCGCTCACCCGTGGTGGTGGTGATGGTTTGCGTGCATGCCCGGGAGTCAATGGCGAGCACGTACCGGCCATCGCGCTCACAGGTCACCTCACCGTGCACGTCAGCGCACGAGGGCAGGCCGTCCGTAGTGGCGGGCTCAACCGAACCAACCCACAGCCAGCCCGGGTATGCGACCTCACGCGCATCCTGCCACCTCAGGTAGGACACGCTCCCATCCTCCTCAACGATGAACGACTCACCAGAACCATTCCCCATCACGCGGGCATCCCACAAGCACGGCCCGTACTCCTGATCCTCCGACTCACACGCGGGAGTCTCAGACACGTCAACGGGGGCGCCAGTCTCAGCGAGCACCCACCCACCAGCAGGGGCAGCATCCTCGGCCGCATAGGCGGGCACACAACCCACCAGGGCCATGACCCCAAGCACCAGGGCCACCACCATGCGCATCACGCTCTTGCTCATCTTCGTTGTCCTTTCGGTTCGCCCCGCCGTCGGGGCTGTGTTGCTGATGACCCAAACCATACGCCACACGAACACAGCTGCGTCAACCCCAGACACACAACACAGCACGTGACCTACACCATCGAACACACGTACACACAACACACACCACACACGCGCACGCACGCAACTAACACACCAACACACAAGCACACAAACACAAGGACGACAACAAACACCAACACGCTCCGACCAGCACAAACACCAAAAATCACGACGACGAAATAACCACCAACACAAAAACCTTTCCCAGCAACCCCAGGGGATAACCCCCCGCCCCGCCTCAGCCGACCGCTACGCGTGAATGGCGCGCGGATCCTGAGCGGGTTACAGAACCCAAGTTACCCTCCTGTAATCTCATGTGAGCCTACAGGAGGGTGCCCGAGAGTGGGTTAGGCGACTCGTTCCCTCCACTCTCGATACTCTTCGAGGGTTCTGTCTTGCTTCTGGGCGTTGCAGCCGTAGTGGGCGAAGTCGATGTTGTCGATGTCGTGGCGGCCGCCGCGGGCTATGGGGGTGAGGTGTGTGGTGACGCGGGTTGCGCTGCGGTCGCGTGGTGGTGTTGTTGTGTCGATGGGTTTACCGCAGAGGGCGCAGGTCTTGTTGCTGGCTTCCCATTTGGCTTCAATGAGCTGTGGCGTTGCGTTGCCTTCTGCGCGGGCTGCCGCTTTTTGGGCGCGCGATTTTCTCTCTTTGTCTAGGTTGGCGGCATATCTTCTTCTGTCTGCCTCGCGCTGAACTTCGGGGTTGTTTCTGCGCCGTTCGGCTGCCTGCTGGTTGATTCGCTTCCGGTTTTTGGAGTAGTGTTCGTGGCTGCGCTGTTTGATGTGTTCCTTGTTTTTGAGATAGTATTTGTGGCTGCTTTCGCGTATGCGCTCCTTGTTTTTCTGGGCGTACTCGCGGCGGTATACGCGTTTGCAGGCGCGGCGGCCGTCTTTGGAGCATTGTGGGGTGCAGTACTTTTGGTTTGGGTTGGTGGCGAGGAAGTCTTTGCCGCAGTGTTTACACGGCTTGGGTTCGCGGTTGTGTGCCGTCATGCTGCCTCCTGCTTGCTTGCCCATTTGATGGTGTCGCGTCGGCTGACTCGGAAGGTGGGTGGTACGTCGTAGCGGTTCCAGTAGATGTGTCCGCGTCGTGCTGCGTCGTGGATTCGCTTGTAGTCGATGCTGGTGAGTGCTTCGGCTTGGCGGAGCGTAATCATGTCTGGGTGGTGCATGTAGACAGGTTCGCTGGCCATGGTGTATCCTTTCTGTGCAAGAACAAATTAGCTTCGTTCCTGTTCTTGTTTCTTCTGTGAGTGGCCCCTGGGGTGGAATCCTGGGGGCTTCTCGTTTGCTGATGCACTTACTGTAGACAGGGTGGGACATGCTTGTCAAGTAGTGGGGGCCCACCAGCGTTGATGGGCCCCCTTGTTGGTTTCCTCAGTGGCCTGCAGGTGTCCAGCCGAGGTGGTTTAGCCTGGAGTAGTCGCCTTCGCGTTCGAGGAGGACGTGTCCGGTGCGGCCCTCGCGGTTCTTGGCGACGTGGATGTCGGCGCGGGTCCAGTCGGTGACGCCGTTTTCGTGGGGGCAGGAGAGGAGGAGGACGACGTTGGCGTCTTGTTCGATGTTTCCTGACTCCCTGAGGTGGGAGAGCTGGAGTTCTCCGCCGGGGGACTGTTCGGCTTGGCGGCCGAGCTGTGCGATGGCGAAGATGGGGATTTGGAGGTCTTTGGCGAGGTTCTTCAGGCTGCGCGTGTATTCGCCGATGAGTTCCCAGCGGGCCCTGCGGTCGCCGGGGGCGGCGTTGATGAGGCCAATGTAGTCGATGAAGGCTGCGGTGAGGCCGTGTTGGCGGTGGAGGAGGCGTGTGGTGGCTACGAAGTCTCCGATGGTGAGGTTGGCTCGGTCGTCGAAGTGGATGGGGAGTTGCCTGAGGTGGGGGGCGGCTGCGGTCATGCGGGCTTGTTCGTCGGGGGTGGGGTGGCGGCGTCGGGTTACGGCGTCGCCGGGGACGTTGGCGATGTTGGCCATGATGCGTGACCAGAGTTCGCGGCCGCCCATCTCCAGTGACGCGAAGTAGACGTGTCCGGTGTCTGCGAGGTTTGTGGCGGCTTGGAGAGCGGCCAAGGTTTTCCCAACTCCAGGTCTCGCCGCGATAACATATAGCCCACCCGGTTTCCAGCCTCCAATGATCTGGTTGAGGTCGGGCCAGGGGGTGGGGGTGAAGGGTGTTGCCTTGGTGGTGAAGTCGGTGATTTGGGTGAGGCAGGTGTCGTTGTTGACGAGGGTGGTGCTGCCGGTGCTGACTTGGTTGAGGAGTTCGCGGATGCTGGCTTCTGCGTCGCTGGGGTCTCCTCCGGCTTCGATGATTTGGAGGCCCCTAGTGCAGGCGTCGTGGAGGTGTCGGCGTGCGGTGTCGTCGATGAGTTTGTTGGCGTGGACGCCTGCGAGGTTGATGTGGCCTCCGTGGACTCCGTTCATGGTGTCGAGGAGGTAGTCGGGGGTGACGTGGGCTGTGGTGATGCTGGGGAGTTTGTCGAGGAGGAGGTCTGGGGTGAGTCCTTGGCCGGGGTTCTTGGTCTTGTAGTCTTCGATGAGTTGCCAGATGGCGCTGTTGCGGGTGTCTGCGAAGTGGTGGGGGTGGATGTTGTCGAGGTCGATGAGGGCGTTGCGGTCGCCGCTGAGGGCGATGCCGATGATGGTGGTTTCGGTGTTCATGTGCTTGTGTGGGGTGTTGGTGGGGGCCTGCTGGTGTTGCGGGGCCCCGTTTCGATGGTCACCGTGACTCGGTTGTCATCTCCGAGTTCACCGAATTCGATCTTCGGTACTAGGGGGTCATTCGGATTCATCGTGCACCGTTATCGGGAGGTGCCTGCACACTTTGTGGATGGCGGCTGTCTGGTTCTTGCTAGTTTCCACTCCCATGAACACGTCTCGGAGGAATGTGAGTTCGCTGATGGGTACTGCGGCGCATTCGCGCCACGCGTTGATTTCGTCACCGATAACTCCTGGGACAACAAGGCGTCCAGCGAAAGGTCCGTCAAGGAGGTGGTAGCCGGATTCCGGGTCGTCGATGTCAACTAGGGCTGCGGTGGCCCCAGATATGTTTTCATTGTTGTATTTTCCGCTGAGGATTTGGATGAGTGGCACAGTGGGGTTGGGCATAGGTTAGCCTTTCGTGATGCGGTTGGCGGTGCGGATGATGTCGATGAGGAGCATGGACAGGACTTGTGGGTCGTTTGTTCTCAGTGCGCGCGCGACATGTTTGTATGTGCTCACGGTGGGGGTGAATTGCGGTAGGTTCTTGTTGGTCGCGTCGAGGATTGCCGCTGTCATGCGGGCATCCTTGAAGATGGTGTTCGCGTCGGCGGTGAAGATGCTGTTGGCGATGGCGTTGGAGGTGAGGTTGGCGGCGGCCGCGAGGATGCCGAGTTGGACCACGGGTTCATTGTCGCTGAGCCTCCTGTCTCCGGGGCTCATTGCGTAGGCGATGGAGTGGGTGGAGAATTCGGTGAGGGGGAATGTGCGTGTGGGTGCGATGAGGTGGTGCCAGTTGGTGGGGCCTGCGTATTGGAGGGCGGTGAATGTTTCGTCGGTCATGGCTTGGTTCCTTTCGGTTGTGCTGATGACTGGAGTGTAGACAGGGTTGGACAGGCTCGTCAAGCCCTTCCACAGAAGCGGTCGATCTTGGCGGCCCACTCAGGCCATGCAGGGTCTGCGGGGAGCCCCATGTAGGGCTTCCAGTAGTTGATGTACAGGTTGGGATCGATGCCGGTTGCGATGCAGGCGTACCCGAAGTCATCTCGGGTGACTGGCTTGCCAGTGTTGGGGTTGATGACTGAGGCGAGGTTCCCTGTGGTGGGCGCAGACACGCTCGCCTCCGCCGCCCATGCACCATCTGCATACGAGTTGCCGTTAGTGCACCACGTTCTCCAGCTGGCATCCCAGTTGCTTCGCTTAGTGCCCTTGGAGAGGTGATAGTCACGGAACTTCTCGATCTCGATGTCGATGGGCATGGAGGGGTAGCGCTCGCGGGTTCGGGCGAGGTCCTTTTCACTGGGGCGCCAGTCCTCAGGGATCTGGGTGCTGCGAATGGTCTTCGTGACCTTCTTGGTGGCCTCAGGGGCGCGCTCGAGAGGCTCATCTCCCCATAGGTGCGGGTTGTTTTCGCGACTTGAAGGGAAGTTGCGGGCGCCGTCGCCTGCGTCGGCGATGCGGTCGTAGTCGCTGCGACACTCCTCTGTGAGTGCTGAGCGCCAGTCTACGTAGATGATTGAGGTGAGGCGCTCTCCGCCACTGAATCGCGCCTCGCGGACGATGAGTCCCTTGTTCTCCAATGAGGCGAGAGCCTTCTTGGTGGCGTCTTCGCTGTAGTGGGCTCGGGCCGCGATGCGAGCCACCTCAGCGTCGATCTGCGAGACTCCACTCCATGTGGAGAGGGCGGTGAGTGTGTCGATCTCTACGCGGCTGAGGTCCTCGCGTGCACCAGCGAAGGTAAGTGCGGTTAGCAGGGAGATGTACATGTGTGGTATCCTTTGGTTGTGTTCCTAGGGGGCGCCGCTAGTGGTAGGCGGCGCCCCCGCTTTTGTTTAGTTGTCCCAGATGAGGTTCTGGGCTGCGTAGAGGTAGGCGGCGCCTTCGTCTCCGAGGAGGGTGTTTTCCCAGGTTACCCAGAAGATTGACGGCTTGAATGGGCGGCGATGGCGAGCGAGCACTTCGGCCTGTTCTAGCTCGTTAATGACTCGGGTGACGGTTGAGGCGTCGAGGTTGGAGTGCTGGACGATGTCACCCAGGGAGGCGTAGAAGCCGTGGCCGTCCTCGGAGATGTTGGCGGTTGCTTCGATGACTGCGAGCGATTGGAGTACGAAAGTCATGCTCGGCGAGTACTTGGTACCGAGGTAGTAGTGGGCGATGACGCCGTAGATGGGGGCGGTTTGCTCATGGGTGAGGGACATGTGCGCGATGTTGAACATCGGAGTCGTGTCGTCGGGTTCCATACCACAACCGTATCACCCCTAAGGGGCGCTGCGCAACTGGCGTTGGGTTCAATCTGCCCCGCCACCCCAGAAGCGTCCGGTAACTACGAACCCTAGGGGTAGGGTAAATATGAACCCCTTCTAATACTAGAAGAGATCTATCTACTACCAGAAGAGTGCCAGCCTCTTCGCTTCGCTCCGACCGTCAGGCCGTTGGCCCTTGGTCGTCGCCCTGGCCTGCGGTCTAGTTGGTCCACGAGAGCAAGGACGAGGAGATGGTTCGTTGACTAGTCACGTACCTGGCTCTAGTTGATCCTTGGTCGCCTGATCGAGTTGGAGCGTTCAGAGACACCTTCGTCGTCCTTGCCCTTCCTTGCTGTACCGAGACGGAACCTGACCTTGAAGACTTCCTTGCTCTAGTGCCAAGCAATGGGTTGGGTTGTGGTTACGTTGGGTTGATCGTCTCTAGTTGGTCAGCTCTCACCAGAGAGGGTTGGGCCTCGGCGACGGGCGGCGCACACCCCAGGAAGGCCACCAGGAGGCTCGTGGACAGCCGAACAGGGGCGGGTGTGTGTGCTGGCCTGGGCGGGGTGCCGAAAGGCTCTCAGATCGCCTCCTGTGGCCTCGGGTGGTTCTGGGGGTGAACTGTCCGGGTTTTCCGGTGGGTTGCGTGGTCGCTGTAGTCGCATGTAGACTTGTCGTGCTGATAGAGGCCCGCCGGATGGGTCGGAGTGAAGTTTCCTTTCCTTCTCCGTATGCCCGGCGGGCCTCGCCTTTACCTAGAGCCCCTTGCCGTGGTAGACTTTCCTGGTCAGCCATCGAAAGGACCACCATGACCAACCCCAACACTGACCGCCAGTTTCCGAAGTGCACTCACTGCGGCGAGCCCTACCGGCCCCCGCGTACCACGGCGAAGGAGTTCCCCGGTACTAAGCCCTACGGCGGTCGAGGAACCTGCAACCCCTGCTACCGGGAGCTCTTGCGTGGATGCACCCCCAAGGCGCTCATCGACTGGACGGTCGAGCACAAGTGCTCATCGTGCGGCCAGAAGATGCGCCCCCCGCGGAGCTCCGTGAAGGACTGGCCGGGTACGCGCCTCTACTCTGGGCAGGGGAAGTGCTCGGCGTGCGCGAAAGAGAGCCGGAAGACGTATCCGACCGTCAGGGAGCTGGCCGAGATGGGGCACCCATGTATCGAGCCCTGCCCCCTCCCTTCCAACAAGCGATCGAACATCTGGTGAAAGGAGCATCCATGCTGTACCTGCTCGTTTATGGTGACAAGTCGGCCCCGGAGGTTGACGTGATCCTCTGCGACAATCATCCTGAGCGCACGAACGACGGCACCCTCATCTTCCGTAACGAAGGCCAGAGGGACATGTACGTCTACCCGGGCGACTATCTGTCTATCCAGCACGCCTACTTCGGCGGCAAGGAGGCTCGCCCGTCGTTCCTGTTCGACATTCGTGAAGGGTCCCCGTCGAATGAGGGCGTGTCGATGACCTACCCGGGGGATGTGCGATGAGCTTTGCGGAGAAGGCTGCGTCGGTGCATGGGAAGGTGATGTTGGCGGCCATGGATTGTGCAGCGGACGAGCTGCGTGACGCCCTGAATGATGCCGACCAGTGTGGGGCGTGGGATGTGCCGGCGCATAGGCGTGACGCCGATCAGGATGAGGCTGTTATCCGCGTCCAGGAGGCGCAGGAGGCCCTTGAGGAGCAGTTGGAGATGTTCGTGGGTGACCGGTATGGGCTGGAGGCTCACGTGACGTTGGAGGTTGAGAAGTGACTGTCGACGACTTCCGTGTGAAGCTTGAGGTACTCAAGCAGGCTTGGGTGGAGGTTCAGGACTGTGAGGCATTCGAGCTCGACGACCCACTCCTTGATGATGTGTGGGACGCGTACATTGTGGCTCGCAACGACACAGAGAATGCGATTACCGCCCTTGTTAGTGAGCTGGCTGACTTCCATGCGCTGGTCCAGATTGAGCAGGTTCGAGTTAATGGCGTGGAGTAGTCAGTCGAGGCGCCGTAAGGAACTCCCTAAGGACTGGGCGAAGATCAGGCGAACGGTCCTCAAAAGGGACGGCGGCGTCTGCGTGTTCTGCGGCAACCCAGCGAATCAGGTGGACCACATCTTCCCTGACGGCCCGCATGTGCCGGATAACCTGAGGAGCCTCTGCCAGCACTGCCATATGGCTAGAACACAGCAGCAGTCTGTTGAGGCAAGAAAGCGCCGCTATAATGGTCGCAATAAGGCTCGCGGTCCACGGCCGAAGAGTAAGCACCCCGGATACCTGTAGGAGAGTCAACGATGGGAGTTAAGGGACCGATCCCGAAGCGCAGCACGGAGGGGCACCGCACCACTCAGGCGAGGAAGCTCGATGGTGGCGTGGAGCCCGTGAATGTGGTCGCTGAGCAGGTGAAGCCACCTAAGCCTGACCCTGACTGGCATCCGATTGCGAAGAAGCTGTGGAAGGCTGTGGAGCAGTCCACGTTCACCCGCTACTACGAGCCGTCGGACTGGATCGTCCTCTACTCCACCTGCGATGATCTGTCGAACTACAAGATGCAGGAGCGCCGCTCTCCGACGATGCTGGCGGCTGTGAACACGATGCTCACCAGTCTCCTCCTCACTGAGGGTGATCGGCGGCGCGTGCAGATCGAGATCAACCGCGTGGACGAGTCCGAGGCTGAGTCCGCTGGCGTGGTTGCTCTCCAGGCTTGGGCGAAGGCTCGGGCCACGAAGTGACCGAGACGCTCCCCGCACCCCGGGAGCGAACCGACACGCTCCCCCTGGAACTGCCTGAGCGGACGCTCGGGTATCATGCTGCCGCATGGATGATGGATAACCTCATCCAGCCGAACGGGCCGCGCGCAGGTCAGCCGTTCATCCCGACGGATCGCCAGATCGAGTTCCTTGCTCATTTCTACGCCATCACCCATAAGGGTTCCTTCGTGTATAGGCAGGGAATTAGAAGGTTAAGCAAAGGTTCCGGTAAAGCGAATGATCTGCGTCACAAAATCTTGACGACTGACGGATGGAAGACTATAGGAACCCTACGCGAGGGCGATTACGTCTTCCATCCTTCCGGCAAGCCGACACGTGTTACGCAACTGCATCCCGTAGGGCAGTGGGACACATGGGAAGTGGAGCTCTCTGACGGGACGACCTTAACCAGCTCGGGAGAGCATCTATTCACCGTCGATGAGTTCGTCGGCAAGGCGAAGAGAGTTCGCCGCACCCTCGACGTGCGCACCATGGCTCGCGAGGGGCTCGTGTTTGATCGACCTCTCACCAAGGGGGCCACGAAGGCCACTAAGGCTGGTGTGGGCAAGTTCGCTCTCCCTGAGACTAACCCTCTGGAGTTCCCTGAGCGAGACCTCCCCGTGGACCCATGGGTGCTCGGCTATTGGCTCGGCGATGGCTCCACGAGCAATGGGAGTATTACCTGCGACGTGGATGACCTCCCGCACATTAGGTCTCGGATGCGTGTCGCCGGGTACGATATTGGGGCTGTTCGAGCCAAGAAGGAGGGCGGCCGGGGCCGAAGTGTCGGAATCTTGAAGCTGGCTGCCGATCTTCGTAGGGCTGGAGTCCTGAACGACAAGCACATCCCAGACGCCTACCTGTATGCCAGTGTCGAGCAGCGTCGCGCCCTAATTCAGGGCCTAATGGACTCTGACGGCTATGTGGACAAGAAGGGCTCTGCGGAGTACTGCCAGGTCCGCAAGCAGATTGCTGACGGCATGGCATTCCTCCTGCGCTCTATGGGCGTGAAGGTGAATGTGCGTGAGTCGGAAGCGAAGCTCTATGGTCGCGTTACCGGCCCCCGCTACAGGCTGACATTCAAGCCCTACAAGCACCAGAACCTCGTGACCCTGCCTCGTCGTGCGGAGCGCGTGCGGGAGCAGCGCAGGAAGCCCATTCCGCGCGTCATTAAGGATGTGCGTAGGGTTGCTCCGGTGGATGCTCGCTGTATTTCTGTGGCGGCTGAGGATGGCCTGTATCTGGTGGGGGAGACGATGGTGGTGACCCACAACTCCCCCTTCGCTGCTGCGCTCTGCCTGTTTGAGCTTCTCGGCCCCTGTCGATTCGATGGCTTCGATCGTCATGAGCCGTTCGGGGTGCGCGCGAAGCCTATGAGCATGCCGCTCGTGCAGATCGTCGCTACGTCGGAGGCCCAAACCCAGAATACCATCCGAATGGTCAGGGCGTTCTGTCAGAAGAAGGGCTCACTGGCTCGCAAGTATGACCTCGAGGTGGCGAAGACGTTCATCGAGACCCCGGGCGGGGGGAAGCTTCAGCAGATGACGTCCTCTGCGCACTCCATGGAGGGTGGTGAGGTGTCCTTCGTCGTGGGGGACGAGCTTGAGCACTGGCTGCCCGCGCAGGGCGGGCCTGCCATGCTGGAGACGATTCAGCAGAACGCAGCGAAGATGGGTGGCCGGTTCATGGGTACCTGCAACGCGTGGGTGCCGGGCGAGCAGTCGTCGGCTGAGGCGATCTTTGAGGCTTGGTGCGATCAGGAGGATGGCCTCACGCGCGGTAAGACGAAGGTGCTCTATGACGCCCGTATCGCTCCCCCGAATACGGTTTTAACGGATGAACCGGAGGAGGGGCAGGTCGGTCTCACGGAGGCCCTCGAGTACGTGTATGAGGACTGTCCGTGGGTGAACCTGGAGTCCATCAAGGAGCAGATTTGGTCTCCCGAGTACCCTGAGTCGCGCTCTATCCGCTTCTTCCTGAACCGCCCGAACGCAGCTGAGGCGTCCTGGATCACCCTGGAGGAGTGGACGCAGCTCCGTAAGCCTGACCGGAAGGTAGAGCCTGGGGAGCGGATCGTCATGTTCTTCGATGGCTCCAAGTCCAATGACCATACGGCCCTCGTGGGGTGCTGTATGGAGGATGGTCACATCTTCAAGATCGGTCACTGGAAGCCTGAGAAGCCGCTCGGGGTGGTGAATGTGGCTGCCGTTGATGCGGGGGTCAGGAAGGCGTTCGATACCTACAATGTGGTCGCATTCTGGGCTGACGTGCGCGAGTGGGAGTCGTTCACGCGCACGGCGTGGCCTGAGGACTTCGGTGACCGTCTGATCGTTCCTGCGGTGCGTGGCGGCATGTCCGCTTCGCCGATCGCCTGGGATATGCGGTCGCACGCGTACCAGTTCGCTGAGGCGGCGGAGACGGCGTTCACGGAGATTCAGCAGCAGACGTTCACTCATGATGGGGACTCGGCCTTGGGTGAGCATGTGTCGAACTGTCGTGTGAATGAGTTCAAGGGCCGCTGGTCGGTGAAGAAGGAGTCTCCGAAGTCGTCGAAGAAGATCGATCTCGCTGTGTGCATGATCGGCGCTAGAATGCTGTATAGGCATGTGAAGAACTCGAAGGAGTGGGCGGACCTGACTGCTCCGCGAGGTGAGTGGAAGGTGTTCATGTGAGCTTCCAGAAGATGATCTCTAAGTTCGCGTCGGGCGCCTACTGCCCCGTCACCTACGAGGGCTACTATGAGGGGAAGCGGCGCCTTGACGCGGTGGGTATTAGTCTGCCCGCGAAGGCCCGGGTCCTGGAGATTCAGGCCCCGTTCGCCAAGATGGCCGTGGATGTGCTCACGGAGATTCTGATCCCCGACGGGTACCGCGTTGCCGATGACGACAAGTTTGGCGTGGTTGACCTGCTGCGGAAGACGTGGCAGGCAAACGACATGGACTCCCAGTTCAACCTTGCTGCCGCCGAGGCCATTAGCGCCGGTGCCGCTTATTGGGTGATCGCCCCACCGGATGACGAGCATGAGTTCGCCTCGATCCGCGCGGTGGACGCTAAGCACGCCCGCGTGCGCATCAACTTCCGCGGCGAGGTCGTGGAGGGTGTCGTCCTATACCGCCGAGATGACGGCAACGTGGGGGCCACCTACTACACGCCCGATGGTGTGGAGTTCTACGCGAAGGGTAAGTACGACTGGAAGAGTGTTGGCCAGGGGCGTCAGGACCAGTGGGGGGCGTCCATCGTCCCTATGTTCAATCGCGCTCGCTTGTCCGACAAGTATGGGCGGTCCGATCTGCGTGAGCTCACGTCCGTCATTGATGCGGCCTCTAGGACGCTGACGAACCTTCAGGTGGCGCAGGAGGTGGCCTCCTCCCCGATGCGTGCCGTCGTGGGTGACGGTGCTGCGGAGATGCTGGCTCAGCATCCTGACAAGATGCAGGCGTACATGGGTAACCTGATCGCCATTCCCTCCGGCGGTGACGTGAAGCAGCTGACCGGTATGGCGCTGGACCCGTTCATCAACACGTACAGGTCCTACGCCCTCCAGCTGTCCGCCATGACGGGTATCCCCCCGTCGATGATGGGCGTCTCCTCGGACAACAACCCGACGTCCGCTGAGGCCCTGCGCGTGGCGAAGGACCGCCTCATCGCCCGGGCGGAGAACAAGCAGCGCCAGTTCAGCGACGCCCTGGAGCGTGTTGGCCGGATTGTGGCCCAGGCGAACGGCATGTCACTGGAGGGGCTTGAGGCCCTGGAGGTGACGTGGCGCGACGCTGCCGCCCCGTCCACGTCGGCGCAGATGGCGAACGCCCTCCAGGCCCACAGTCAGGGCATCATCGGTGACGAGACGGCCCGCGAGTTCCTGCACCTCACACCTGAGCAGCTGCGCCGCGAGAAGGCCCGCGGGGACAAGATGGATGCCGATGCGGGCCTGGACATGCCCGAGGCGCCCGAGGCTCCCGAGGATGCGGAGGAGGCTCCGAAGAGTGAGTGAGGCCCTCTTCTACAGCATCCTGCGCAGCATCGTCATGCTGTTCAGACGTCGCGCCGAGGATGCACTCAAGGCGTTCGAGGGACTCCCTGAGCTGCCACCTGTGGAGCACGTGGGCGACCTGCTGACTCCGCTCATGTGGCAGGCCAGGAAGCAGGCATGGGCCGCGGCTGCCCTGTTCCTGCGGGGGCAGGCCCGCAAGGCTGGGGCGCCTGAGTCGTGGATTCCTCCCCAGCCCGGGTATAGCCCGAAGACGATCGCTCGCACGATTCGCGGCACTCAGGGGGCACTGTCGTCACCTGAGGGGATGAGGCGGTTGGAGCGCGCCCTGGAGGGGCATGTGTTGGCCGCTGCGCGCCGAACAGTGGCCGACGCAGTGGATACCGCACCGTCCTCCATTGAGCTCATTGAGGGGGCCCTGGATGACTTGGCGAAAGACCTGGAGGAGTTCTCCGAGACGACACAGAAGGCGATCGTCGAGGACGTTGAGAAGGTTGAGGCCCGTCGCCGCCCGCGCATGACGCTCGATGAGGCTTTCGAGAAGGTCGCAGACCGTATCGAGGAGGCTGTTCGCACCCTCGACGAGGAGGAGCTCGTCAAGGATCGCCACCGTAGCATGAAGGTGTTCTCCGACGTGCCAGACAAGTACCGCCGCAACTCTCGCGGTGAGCTCATTGCGCGCCCATTCGCTTTCGCCAGGGTGTGCCACCCAAACAAGAATGGCCCCTGCGGTTTCTGTGCGATGCTCGCATCCCGTGGCCCGGTGTATAAGTCATCGGAGTCTGCGGGCATTAGGGCCGACAGGTACCACGATCACTGTTTCTGCACGTGTGTTGCGGTTTTCACCTCTAAGCACTGGGAGGGGAAGGAACAGCAGATCGGATTCGAACGCGTGTACAATGAGGTTGTGCGCGACCAGGACCTTCATGGTGTGGATGCGCGCCGAGCAATGGACAAGTACTTCCGGGAGAAGCTGAAGGAGCGCAAATGAGCGACACCCCCGCGCCTGAGCCCTCCGTCGTTGAAGAGACTGACGGACCTATCTCAACCACCGACTACCCCATCGAGCCAGTCGAGGAGGCCCCCGTTGAGAGTCCTGAGACGGACGAGGAGACTCCTGCGGAGGAAGCGCCGAAGGATGATGCGGAGACTCATTCGGATGAGGTGAGCGAACTGCGCGCCCAGCTGGCCGCCCTCACTGAGAAGCTCGAGGCGAAGGAGGCCGCAGAGCGCGCCGCCGCCGAGCTCTCCGAGAAGGAGGCTCTCCTCTCCAAGGCCAACATTCCGGCCCGCTTCGCCTCATTCCTCACCGGCGACAAAGACTCGTGGCAGGAGCAGGTAGACGCCCTCGCCACGCTGCGCGAGCAGGCAGACGCTACGCCCGCGCCTTCAGTCCCCCGCGACCCTGCGGTGGATGCAGACCTTGAGACCGAGGATGACAGCCTGAGCGAGGCGCTCGGGTTCTTCGGCCTCGCAGACCAGTAAGGAGGGCTAATGCCTGCACCTGCGTACAACCCCGACAACGAAGCCAAGATCGAGACAGTATCCAAGATTCTCGGCGCTAACGCCGGGAACGAGGCCGCGTTTCCCAAGACCGTCGTAAAGGGCATCTGGGACAACGCCATGAACGGCTCTGTTGTCCAGTCCCTCGCCGGTAGCGTCCCAGTCTCCATCAACGGCACCGCGATCCCGATCCCGGTCGGCCAGCCCACCGCCGGTATCGTCCAGGAGGGTGGCCTGAAGCCGGTCGCTACCCTGTCCAGCAAGGTCAAGACCGTCACCCCGGTCAAGGCCGCCGTGATGATCCTCTACTCGGAGGAGACCGCCAAGGCTGACCCGCTCGGCGAGTACTCGCGCATCCAGCGCGCCCTCGGCGAGGCCATTGCCCGCGCCATCGACACTGCCGTCATCCACGGCATCGACGCGAACACCGGTACCGCCATCACCGGCAAGGAGGCCCTGACCTCCACCACGAAGGTGCAGGAGCTCGACCTGGCTTCCACCGCTACCGGATACTTCACCAAGCAGCTGTCCGCCGCCTATGACAAGGTTGTGCTGGATGACGCTGACGAGGCTGAGTTCGGTTTCGATCACTTCCTCCTGGCCCCGAAGTTCCGCAGCAACCTGGTGAACGCCCTGGATGCTCAGGGTCGCCCGCTCTACCAGCAGGCCCCCGACATCACCGCGAAGTTCGGCACTGTCCTGGGTGTCCCGGCTACCTACTCTCGTGCCGTCTCCGGATATGAGAAGGCCAAGGTTCCGGCCGCGAAGCTTCTCGGTATTGGTGGAGACTTCAAGGATGCCCTGCGTCTCGGCTTCGTTGAGACCATCACCTACCGCAAGGCGACCGAGCGTGCCGGTGGTGTTGACCTCTTCGACCGCAACATGGGTGCGATCCTCGCTGAGGCCCAGTTCGGTTGGGTCCTGCGTGACCCGCGCGCGTTCGTGAAGATCACCAGCAAGTGACCCGGGTGGTGGCCGCTGGTTTCGGCTGGCGGCCACCCCGTGGCCTGGATTCCTGAGGAGGTGGAGAAGTGACGGTAGCAACACTGGATGATGTTCAGGGGTCGCTTATGCGGTACCTGGAGGATGATGAGAAGGTCTGGGTGCAGGCTCTTCTGGATAGGGCTGAGGCCCTGATCCTGTCGCGCATGCCTGACGCTGTGAACCGGTGTCGCGTCGACTACAGCTTCTCCATCATCATGCGGATGGTGGAGGCCGAGTCGGTCTCCCGTGTCCTCAGGGCGCCTGGCGGCGGCCTCTACAAGTACGAGACCGAGGGCACGTACACCTACTCGGTGAATCAGGCTGTCGCGTCCGGCATCCTGGAGATCACCGACCGTGACTGGCAGGCCCTTCAGTCTGGCACCTCCGGCTGGGGTGTAGCCGGGGCCGAGATGGACGGGTATGCGCGGCGCACGCGCCTCCTGGGCGCCCTGGAGGGGCCTCTGACGGTTGACCCCGCGTACCTGCGCGGCCCGTCAGCCCTCGACTTCGCTGGCGACCACCCCGTCTATGATGAGGATGAGGTGACACTGTGGTAGGGTTCCGGCCCCGCCGCGGGCGCTACCTGGAGAACGGCCCCCACGTGGTGGAGGTGACTCTCGCCGTCGTGAAGGAGGGCCGCACTGGGCGCCGGTTCGAGCGGGGGGAGACCTTCGTGGTCGACAAGGTGCTGGTGCAGCCGTCCGCAGGTAACGCCCTGAAGGCTACCGAGAACCGCGTCATTCGCGGCGACCTCACGGATGAGACTACACTGAAGGTGTTCGGCACTGGCAGGAAGTGGCCGGGTGGTCCGCACTCGTGGGTGAAGATCATCAAGGGTCCCGAGTCGCTGGTGGGGAAGACGTTCCAGCAGGCGGGCGAGCCGCTCACCTATGATGCCTCCCCGATGACCCGCCACTGGTCTGTGCGTTGTGACACGCTCGGAACGGAGTCTCGATGATCGAGGTCTACGATAACGAGGCTGTTCACGAGGACATTGCTGCCGTGGTGGCGCGTCAGCCTGAGTTCGCTGCCGCCGCCGCGAAGGTGTTCGCAGAGATTGAGGCTTCCGCTGCGGCGCACATGCAGACCGGAGAGCAGGTTGCATCCTTCAGCCTGAAGCAGGGGAAGGTTGACTGGACCATCTCCCCCTCCACTGACCATGACGCCGCCCTGGAGTTCGGGCACTACGTGTATCAGGATGCCCAGGGGCGTCGCTCGGGCCGCCAAGGAGCCCGCTATCGCACGTGGGTTCCTGGCACTTATATTATGCGTAGTGTCGTAAGCGCACATGGGGGGTTCTAGTGGCTTACGTGAATCCTCTTCCGTTCATCTACCGGTATGTGCGTGATGCCGCTGCCGCTGGCGCTGCGGAGTGGCCGATCCTCTCTCGGATCGTGTGGCGCACCCACGGTGACGTGGATGACCCGATGAATGAGCTCGTGTGCCGCGTCCAGATGACAATCTCGCGTGTCCACCCGTCTGGGCCGACGTTCGCCGCCACCCAGATCAGGGCACGCCTGTACATGACCGGGCCTGATGGGGATGAGGTGTCCGACGCCTCTGACGCGCTCGTGCAGGCCATTGAGAAAGCTTGGAGGTCAGGCATGGAGACCTCCGAAGGCTGGGCCACTTACCTCGAGTGGACCCAGTTGCCCACGCCGGAAACGGATGTGGGAACCACCGCCGACTACATCAACATGGTTTCGTCCCTTCAGGTGACGGCCAGGAAGGGAGCCTGATGGCTAACCTCGGAAACAGCAAGATTCAGATCGCG